AATCAGAAGATTGGTCGCAACAGAGTTTTTCATCTTTGCAATCTGTCTCCATGTAAACAAAAGAGCCAAATCGATACGTTGCTTTTCACCTTCAGAGAATGAATCATACGTAAACTCGTCACGATGTCTCGAACGAATAGTTTCTTGAAATGATTCGTCAAGATTAAAGTGAACGAAGAAATCAAGGATCTGTAGATACTGGTTGACAAGCTTATTGATTGCAGGCAGATACTGCTTGATAATCTTTGTCTTGATACCAGTATCTTTGAGCATCTCAGATATTACAGAGTTATAGTTAAACTCTTCTGACATGGTCAGCTTCTCTTCGAACAATGCATTCTTTTCATTGTTGAGAGAATCAAGATCTGACTTTGCATTATTTAGATCTGCACCTACGTCTTTTTCTAAAGACATTTGGTATTCACTAATTTGTTTTTGAAGACTAGAGATCTCACGATTGTTTTCACCGAGTTGTGATACTTTAGACCGTAAAGATTGAAGTGCGTCAGTAGAAGTTTTAATTCCTTCTTCCACTAAAGTACCTTCATCTCCAACTTGCCGTCTTTGCGATTGAAGTGTTCTAGCTTCTGACTTTGCATGCTCGAGAATATTGTGTTTATGAGAATCTGAAATGGCCTGATCACATGTAGGACAACTTTCATTTTCTTCAAAGAACATAGCACGTTTGGCAACTTCTTTTGACTTTGTCTGAAGGTCCTGACCTCTAAGTAAAAGCGTCTGACGTCTATTGTGCAGATCAGATAACTTTTCTTCAGTAGTTTTTAAATTATCTTCTAGTCCCTCACTAAGCACATTATTCATCTGCTGTAAGTCGTCGATATTACTTTGAGCGTCTAGTATTCTAGATTCATATTCTTTTTTGTTTTCTTCAGTCAGTGCTGTAATATCACGAATATACTTTTTCTGTGTATCGATTTTTGTGTTCTGTATATCAAGCTTGTAGTTATTATCTTTAAGCTTGTCTTTTAATACATTCATCTTTTCACGAAGAATAATATTCATTTTACTAAAGACATTGATATCAAGAAGATCCTCGATAACATCTCTGCGGTGACCAGCAGGCAACTGCATGAACGGTATAAAGGATGAGGAACCAAGCACAATAACCTGATGGAAACTTTTATGATTGAGTTTCAAGATGTTTTGTTCAAGGATCTTCTGATATTCTTTGGCATGAGAAGACTGGTTGATCATTGTACCATTCTTCCAGATTTCAAAGATACCTGGTTTGATACCACGTACAACTTTAAATTTGCCTTGACCAATAGTAAACTCAACTTCAACTACGCAACCTTTTTGATTTACTGAGTTGATGAGCTGAGGTTTATTGATATTACGATGCGGCTTACCAAACAACGCAAACGATATAGCATCGAGCATTGTTGATTTACCAGCACCGTTCTGTCCAACGATCAGAGTAGATTTCTTCTGATCAAGTTGAATTTCGGTAAATGAATTACCTGTCGAAAGAAAATTCTTCCAACGAATCTTATTGAAAGTAATCATGCAATTTCTAGTGCCTGTGCTTCTGTCATGAGCTCACGTACTTGAACCTTAATCTTCTCTTTATCAAGATCGGTATCCACCGCTTCAATATATGTATCGACAATAGTGCTAGTATCGTCAAAGCTCACTTCCTCATCCTCAACATTTTCGCCAAGAAACTCACTAAAGTTCTCGGCAATCTTCAGTTCGTAGATATCCTGGTTCTGAATGCGATCAATGAACCTGTCGAATACAAACTGATCTTTCTTATTTACGACCACAACCTTGACAAACTTTTTGTCGAGATCTGGTATGTCTATATTATTATAATCTGTTTCCTCGTCATTGTACACAATTTTGTGAAATAAAGTATGTGGATTCCTGACTCGCTCAATCTCTCGAGTTTCGGTATCTATGACGTGGAAATATTTAGGGTCATGAGCGTCTGACCAGAAAAATTCCATCTGACTTCCAAGATACCATATATTATCTTGTCTTGAAGAAACATGGAAATGACCGGTAAGAACGAGCTCGAACTTAGAGAAGAGCTTATGGTCTAGACCGCCATGTGCTTTAACTCCTCTCATAAGTTCAAACCCGCCGAGCTCTAAATGAGCACCAAGCCAGTCGGCTTTACAATCACGAATGAAATTCATTGAAGTTTCGTAATTCTCTTGATTTATCCATGGAAGCATTGCAAGCTTCAATGATCCATATTCCAGAACGGTTGGCTCCATGATAATATGGACTTCATTCATGTAATAACCCAAAAGCTCTTTCAATGAGTTTAAGTCATTCGTATTCTTGTAGTAAGTATCGTGGTTACCCGGAATAATATCCATCTTCATCCCAAGTTTCCGCATTGGATCTAGAAACATTTTCCTATTATGATTCAATGCTTTAAAGTTTACGAACTTACGGTGGTCATAGTAATCGCCAAGATGCACGATCTGTTCGATCCTATGCTCTTGACAATAGGGAAAGAAGACCTTTGAATAAAAGTCTTCTGCATTCTTCAAAAAGATCTCTGAAGAATTTCTGATACCACAATGAGTATCGTTTAACACTGCAATCTTCACTGCATAAACTCCGTCAAATCAGAATCTGCGATGCGAGTACGTTTCTTCTTCTTTTCCTCTTTCACATATTCTTTTACTTCGGCGTCTACATGTCTGACTTTTTCGATACGATCTCTTAATGTATCTACAAAGGCACCAACAACTTGCTGTGACATATCGTCGCCTAAATCATTATCAATAAAGTTTTCAATACCAGACTTCGTGAGGTATTTAAGTTTAATGTCTTGTTGTTTCTTTTCTTTCGCAATGCGACGTAGAAAAGCGTACCACGTAATCTGTGTAAAGTATGCAAAAGCATTTGGTTTACCAGTACGTGTGGCTGCAGAGATGTCGTAGTTCTCGATCGCCTTCAAACAATTTTCAACAGCATCCATAACCATTTCTTCGCGATAGGTGTAGCGAATAAAGTTAGACTTGTGAGACAAGCCTTCAGCGATTCTTAAGAAACACTGAGCAATATAATCTGGTACAACTGGAAGTTGTTGTTCGTTCTTCTTGGCTTCTTGAAGTACTGTGACATATTCAACCACAGCTTGAGAAAAATCAGCGTTATTCACGTAATGAATTGCCGCTCTTTTTGATCGTGCCATAATAAACTACCTTTCAATAATATTATATCAAATCAATCACGTATTGTACACATAAAAACTTTAGTTTAAGTCCAAAATATTTTAGTGTACAAAAGCACTTTTAGGTGTTATAATAAACTATAGTTTAGTTGGAGCGGAGGTAGTACCCGGGTCAAGGGCGTCATAGTAGTACTCTTCCGTATCACCTAATCTGTATTTATTACCACTTTCAACCTGATAGTAGTCTGTTGATACCTTAAAATCAGGCATCATTGGATTCTCAGGCGTAAGAGAGTTATCATAGACTCTCATTCTATTATTAGGATATAGTGCATATTGACCATTTTCAAGTTCAATCAAATTAAAAGACTTATGTTCTTCCGGCACTTCGGAAGTAGAATAGTCAACCTCATCGGCCTGCGCATGGTAGTTGTCAAGAGTACAAATATAGGTACCATACATGTTCCCTTGGTCGCGCGTCCGAATCTCGAAATCCATAGACCCGATAAACTGTTTATAGATCGATACGATTCCGTAATCCATACAATTCCAAAACTGAAGATTCGGCAATGTCAAGTCTGGATCCGGCGTTTCTGGGCTCGAAACAAAGGCACTGATTGGTAACTTATCATAAAGAGCACCGTAATGTGGTAGATAAGTTTCAAAATAGAAAGCTCGACCAGGTATCGACTTAGCAGTTACCCAATGGCCTTCTACAAATTCTCCATGTCCACTTTCATGGTCCATGAGATATTCTTTTCTGACGTAAACTTTTTGGTTTGGTAGATTTGTAATAAGAGTAGACATTAGTGTTTCGTAGGTCCCGGTTTAAAGTGAATGATATTTGGTTGCGCTGAATCTTGTACAAATTGCTCTTCACGTTTCTTTTGTTCTAGAAACTCTTCGAGCATATCGTCAGTCCAGTCTTCTCCCATTTCATCGATCAGTTCTTCGATATTGAAGTCTTTCCTAAATTGCTTCGAAGCTTCTACATCTTTCATTGCTCCGGCAAAATGTGTTTTAATTGTATTTGACGGTGTTGTTTCGCCGATGATGTGACCGATATTCAGCACTGACAATTCATCAAAGTCATCTTGGAATGAGAGCCATGGTCTGAATGCATAGTATCTAATGTTTGTTTCGAAATCATCCGTAGCAAGTACCTTAAGAGCTCTTCGAATTACGAGACCCTGTTCTGTATCTTCTACGACTTCACAGATAATTTCATCGTTATTCGTGAGCTTGAATTGCTTGAGATTCATATCGTTACCTCTACGGTTGTATAATCGAATTCTTCTTTTTGATATATTTTCAGCCGTTCCCATGAATGAAGTAAACTAAAGTTCTTTCTATTTCCCCAGCTGAGGTCATCAGATATATCATATAGTTCGGTTACACGACCATCACTACTCTTTCGAAGTCCTCGACCAATCGACTGTAACACTCTGATTTGTGATTTCGATGGCGAAGCAAAAATGATATTATGTAACTCTTTTATATTTATTCCTGTACTGAATGTACCCAGAGAAGCCACGACAATTGCATTCTTCTGTTTCTCAACAATACCACGAATTGCTTCTCGATCAGATACATCCGTACCACCTGATACGAAGAAGACTTTACGATCATCGTCAGCTTTTTCTCTTATCAAATTGAACAATGGCTTGCCGTGTTTCTCTACATAATTAAAAAGAACGAGTGTGTTTCCTTTCATATCTATAGCAAGATTTCTTATAAATTTATTCCGTTTTTCGTGACTAACGATAAAGTCGATTTCGTCTTGGTAGGTCTGTTTACCGAAGTCACGCCGTACTGCTTCCCCATAATCAAGAACGAGTCTCCTGATTGATAGTTTTGCCAGAGTGTCGTTATCTTGTAACTGCTTTGTTGTGGTGACTCTGTAGGTTTTCCCGAATAAACCTTGTAAGACCAACTCGTGTGTTTGCGATCCATCTAACGTTCCTGTCGTACCAAATCTGTATTGTGCTCCAGAACACTTATTCATAATATTCATCAACGACTATGACTTAAAGCCATGACATTCGTCTCCGATGACACAGCCGAATTGTTCGAACCACTGTTTCGGCAATTTATACACAGACTGCCATGTAGTGATTACACAAGATGCGTCGAATCCAGATTTATCTTTACCAGAGTAGATTCGATGCATCGCACCTTCAGACCATCCATATTCGAGAAAGTCTGCATGCATCTGCTCGACGAGAGAAGTCGTAGGCACAATAATTAAAACACGTCCGGCTTTTGGGTAGTTTGCGCCGTTTGTAAGCCGTTGTAACCAGTAACGAATGATATTATAAATTATGAAGGATTTTCCGGATCCCGTCGGACTGAGGAGGATTCCTCTTTTTCTCGTAAGCGCTTCTCCCACGCATTGATACTGATAGTCCCGAAGAGTGTAAGGGGAATTAAGATTGTCACAAAAATTGTTAAGATCGTGTTGAGTGATATGAGTTCGTTCACCAGGCGCTCCATACCTTGATTTTTCCGACTCTAATATATATCCTCGTTGCTCACAAAATTCACTTAAATGATAAAATAAACCTGCAGGTAATGTACGATCTCTTAACTGAAAGAGTCGTATCTTACCATCCCACATACGATTGCGGTACGCTG